GATTGCTTTATTTGTGTTGAATATTCCATCAGCATGTTTAACTTCAGCTTTTTTCTGTGCAATAATCACATCTTTGTTTTTTATCAGTTCAGCCAACAGATGTTCTTTAGTTTCAAAGTCTTTATTTAATTCTTTGCAGTGTATCATTTTTTTATTGTTTGTTGTTCTTTTACTTGCTTTAACTTTTTTTCTTTTATTTCTTTTATATCAATATCATTTTTATTCATTGGTGTTTGCTTTTGGTTTTATATCATCAAATTCATTCCTGTCAATCTTATCAAACTTCATTTGCTTTCTGTATTCGTTCAATGTGATTGCTCCAGCAACAAACATCACGTTATATATTTCATTCTTCAATTTCAGATCATCCTGCAATGCTTCAACACTTGAAAAATCAGGAAGTATTTTTTCATTCTTGGGGAGGTTGAATGCTGTGCCTAATGTTGATGCCATGTTCAGCATCTTAGGTGTTGCATTATTAATCCAAAAGTTTGCTGTTGCTTCTTTCACATTGTTATATGTAGCTCTACTGTTGTCATTTACAAGTATAGAGTGAACATTTAACACACTGCATATTGTTTGAAAATCCTGAACTTTGTTTGCATTCAAATCTAGCTGTTTCGCATCAATACCCATTTTCTTATAGTCTAAAGGAACAGGAGTGATTATATTTGGATTTTGATTTCCAGTTAATCCATATTTAGTTTTCAGCTTATTTTCAACCATTTCTGCTTCGATTGATCCTAACGTGACTCCTTCAAATTTTGGCGTAATCATGCCTAGCGCCCCACCATCTTTATAAAGCTTGGCTCTTGCTTGGTAATTATAACGTAATGATTTTGAAACAATTAAAGCAGGTATTAACCTCGAATTCCCTATGTAATAGCTTTTTTTGTTTTTACTTGCATTTTTCCTATGAATAATGTCTTCACTTTTTAAACTCATTTCTGAACCTTCAACAGTCCATTTATATGCAATTACACTGTTCTTCCTGAAATCCTTTTCATCTTTATTTTCAAGCTTTGGTTTGCATTGTTCCGCAGGAATAATATATAATTGTGTTATTCTGTTATAACCAATTGGCCTAATTCTATTTAAATAAATATTTCCAAGCAATATCTCATCCAATAGGTAGGTCTTTACAAAATCTTCATACTCTTCATATTGATTTGGTTTGTCCAAAACTTCTTCAACCTTTGAATTTTCCTTGTGCTGTAGCGTTCCATCTGTTTTTTGAATGTAGTGTTTTAGTGGTACTCGAGAACAATTGTCAAGAATATAATTAATAGGAATTGAAACGTCCGCAACCTCATTGTACATGCTGATCAAAGCACGATCAGACTGATCTTCAAACATGTTTATCGGATAAAAATATTCGCTACCATGTTGCTGTGGTGTGATGTGTTCAATCGTTTCAGGTGATTCTTTTTTGGTTTTTCCTACACTAAAATCAAATTTAAATCTCATGTTATTTGTAATTATTCTAAATAACAAAAGTAATATATGAAAACCTAAATAACAAGTTTTTATTGAATTTTATTTATAATGGTTATAAATAAGCTAGTAAATTCCTTTTTATCCCCTATTTTAAGAATGCAAATTATAATACAAAAAATTCTTTATTATTCTCAATTACACCCGTTATGCAATCTTGTGCATCATCATGTTTGTTTTTTCCTGTCGCCATGTATGAAAGCATGCTATCGTAAAATGCTGAATATCTAATTGCCCAATTATTAGGATAACACACTATATTTTGAACGGTACTTGAATTTGTGTTTATTCGTGTTATTTTATTTTTTGATTGATGAAACCATATGAATGTTGTCTTGTTATTTCCTTGTTGCCTAGATAACCTTTCAACATTCCTTGCAAAAGCAGCACCACCATTATTACTTTCTATCCTGCAATTATTAACATCGTTTTTGCTTAAGAAGTCCACCGTTAATTGCTCTGTTGCTGTCATCGGCTCTTGAGTGTATAATACATCTTTAATATAAACAAGTTCATTATATTGAACACTTGCAATGGCACATAGAAAATCCTTTCCCTCGTCGGCTGTATCAATATAACAATTAATCGATTTTCCTTCAGGAAATTCTTCATATGTTTTAAATTCTGTATAAAGAAGCCCTTCCAATGGCTGTGGGTTTTGCATATATTGTTTGTCAAACACATTTATGCTTTGTGGTGTTGTGCCTCTGATTATTTTTAGATCAGCTAATGTATGTTTAAACTCCCATAACGGCGTGCCGTCTTCATTAATTGATGGCACGCTTAAAACCTCCCATTTGTCTAAGTCATCATCTATTAAATATCCCGTTAAGTCCTTTGGGTGTAATCGCTGCATTATAACAATTATCGGAGTGTTTTCGCTGTTTGTTCTGTTACGTATCGTACTTGTATAGCGTGAATTTAGTTTTTCTCTTATAGTGTCGCTGTCCGCATCTTCAGGCTTAATATAATCATCAATAATAATAGCTCCCTCAAACACATCACTATCTAATGCACCTGCGCCAAATCCTGTTATCTGTCCACCCGTTGACGTTGCATAAACTCCACCGCCTTTATTATTATACCATTTCTTTTTTCCCTTACTGTCTTTTTTTATCTCTAATCCGTATAACTCTTGGTATTCATCTGATAAAACTAAATCTTTAATTTGTTCGCTATTATTCAATGCCAAATCATCAGAATATGATAAATGTATAAATTTACTTGCTGGGTTAATCGCTAAAGAATAAGCTATAAAATTAATAACGGACAGTTCTGTTTTGCCATATCGTGGGGGCATATTAATAATAAGACGTTTGATTTTACCATTAACTACGTCTTGTAATTTTTCGGTTATTATTTCATGGTGACGATTAACAATAAATTGTTTATTAAATCTATGTTTAAAGAAATATCTTGTAAAGAATAGTAATGATTTATTGCATTTTACTTTTGCAACTTTCTGTTTAGAATTCATCTTCTAATTCCTTGCTAATATCTTTTATTTCCTTGGGTGTTAACTCTTTACTGTTTACATTTGTATTATCATTCTTATTATAATTAATGCTTATCTTTTCACGGTCATATTCTGAACAATTTAATTTGTACAGTGCGATTTGCAATGTTGCGTTTTCACTTTCAAACCATTTTTTCTTTTGACTATGGCACGTTTTTACTTTATTATCGTCAATAGCTTTTAATATGCATTCCGATTTTTCTAACTTCAAGTTATAGAATTGTGCTGATTTTAGCTTTGTGTAAAATGCAAATATATCTTTAATTATAAACAACCCATTTGCAACAATGATATCGATTATTTCTTTTTCGTATAACTTTTTTTTCTTAGCTGCTTTCTTAGCAGTTGTATCTTTTTTACTTGCCATCTATCGTAATTATTTTATCAAAATATTCTTCTTCACCCCATTCGTTATCCACATTCCATTCTTCATCCATATTCTGCAAATATACAAAACCATTAACGAAATGTCAAGTTTTTTTCATCTTTTTACTTTACTATTTATTTAAAAAAGAAGCTGCTTACGGCAGCTAATCGCCTCGAAGACTATCGAGAAACTTCGAGGGTTAATAGATGTCTTCTAATTCTACACTTAAAACGGTAAATCGTCGTCTTGTGTTTCGTTTGTTTGTGGCTTTGGTGCACGTGTTTCTGCTTTACCTCCCAACATTTGAATGTTGTTTGCTACAATGTCTGTTGAATAACGTTTGTTGTCGTCTTTATCGGTCCAGGACCTTGTTTTGATTTTACCTTCAATGTAAATTTGATTCCCTTTTTTAAGGTATTTTTCCACCACATCAGCAAGCCCACCCCATACTGAGACGTTATGCCATTCGGTATTTGTAACTTTTTCGCCTTGTTTGTTTTTATAACTTTCGCTTGTTGCCATTGAAAAAGAAGCAACCTTGTTGCCACCTTCTAATGTTTTTATTTCTGGGTCTTTTCCAAGATTGCCAATTAATTGACATTTGTTTACCATTGTTTTTAGTTTTTAGTTTTTAGTTTTAAATAAATTTCTTTTAATTGGTCAAAGTAAGGCGAATATCCTTTTTGATTAGCAAAATCGGGGTGCGCATCTAATACCCGTATTAAAGATTGTATTGTTTTCCTAACGTCGGGAACACGTTCGCAACCAAGCTCTATTGCTTTTGGTATTTCTGTTTTTGGGTTGTAATACCACAATTTTATGTCGTTTAGTTTTGTCATTTAATTATTAAATTCTCATATGTATTACTTGCTATATTTTTACTGTTAGCGGTAATCTTCTAAGAAATCAAAACCGCATACAACTTTATCTAATTTTATAGCATCTTTATCAATAAATGCAATATTGCACATCTTTAAACATTCGTCACATGGTGACGTATCCGTGCAATTTGTATTATCACCGCAATATGAAGCGAGTAGCAGAACAGGTCTAAGACTACCGCTAGCACTCAATAAACGCAATTCTTCTGCTGCGTCTTTTTGTTCTTGTTTTATTACTTTTTCAACTTCTGTCATTTTATTAATATTTTGTGTTAAAAACTGCGCTTATTATTTCCGCTAACTCCGAAACGAGTCGCCTGTTAGTAAAATGACATTATACATATCCTTCATTCTATCAGTAATCGTTTCTCCGTATAACTCCTTTAAAGTGTTCATATTATAATTTGATGTTCCAAAATTCCACGTTGGAAATTCATATCTTAGGCTTATCATATCAACATATGGCTTTATTCTGGTGCCATAGACAAGAACTTCTTTGTTTTCTTTTCCAATATCATCAATAAACAATGGCTTTTTCTTGAAATCTTGTAATCCTTTTTTTGGAAGTTCTATTGTTAACTCTTTGCTATGCAGCGTTGTTATTATTTTTATCTGATAAGAATTAATTAAATTTATAAAAGCTTTCATAATTAAGGTTTTCCCAATTCCAAATCCACCAACAAGCAAAATACCCTTATTTAAATCTAAGTCTGATTTTTCTCCTGTCAAATATACGAATAATATATCAATTATTGGTTTATTTTCTT